TTTCTTTCTCCTCTTTCTTGGATCCCTTTATCCATTTGATATAAAGAAAAGATATGCTCAAATGTCGAGTTTTCTTTATATAATTCATTCTTTTCAGTAGATTTCTCTTTGTCAATTAGTGGAGTTTTATAACCATTTATTATTTCGTAGTATCCATATCTCATTAAGTTTCTTTTTGCTGCTTCTTCATTTTCAAATAATAATTTTCTATTTCTTAATATTTCTATTTGTTCGTCAATAGTTTTAAATTCTTTAGTCATATCTTCCTTAAGTATAAAAAAGAGGACCTTCTTTCGAAAGTCCTCTTTTGGGTTCTCACACGAACCGTTCCTTTAGTATGTCTTTATTATATAGTAACGAGGACTCGTTGTCAATATTTTATTCATTATCTTTTAATAGCTTATATAAGGATTGGATTTCTTCGTCATCCATTTGAGCTGGGTTTAGTTTTCCGTCAAAGGCAGCTATTGGTATGTTCATTAGGTAGGATCTCATGTCATCTATTGTTGTTATGTAGTCGGAAGTATCTTCTTTGATGGTTTTCTTATATTTGCCTGAGTCTACTAAATCTTGGGTGTAGGAGATGGCTTTTTCTTGACCTTCGTTGTTTAGTTGATTGAAAGCTCTTAAGATTTTTTGATCCTTATTTGATTTAGTATTGTGATTATTATTTTCCTTAGATAAGTCTATTTGAGCTAGATTATCTATATCGACATTAAATATCTCTGCTAATTGTTTAAGTTTTTTTAAGTTAGGCTCACTATTACCTGATTCCCACTTTTGTATTGTTGTAAAAGATTTGTATCCAAGCTTTTCTGCTAGGTCATCTTGCGTCATATTTTTTAATTTTCTCAAGTATCTTATATTCTTACCAAAATAGTTCATAGATACCTCCTTGCTATATATAAATAATATCAAAAACTTGAACAAAAATCAAGATAATTTGAAAATAAATCAAGAAAATTATTGACATGAATTAAATTCAAGTATATAATATAACCAAGATGAAGGGAGGAATAAAATTGAATGAGTGTGTTTCGCTAAAAGAATTAAGAGCAAGGAAAAATAAAACACAAGTAGAAGTAGCTAAAGAACTAGATATTAGCCCACAAACCTATAACGCTTGGGAAAGAAATCCAGGAAAAATAAAGTTGTCTAATTTAATAAAAGTATGTAAGTATTTCGATATTAATATTAGTCAAATTAAAATTTAATTTTTTTTACCTTTCTACTTGAATAAAAATCAAGTAAGTCAAGCAATAAGGAAGGAGGAGATTATGGTAGATTTAAAGGATTTGAAATTTAAAATCAAGATCAAAGGTCTTGAAGATTTTAGGAATAAGCTTGATGAACTGAGTAGTGAGTTTGAAAAACTTAAAAACAATATGAGTAAGATTAATGACCTGGTAGAAGAAATTAATAAGATGGAACTGACAGTAGATGTGGATAGGGAGAAGGAACAATAAGGGGAGAGTAATGAAACTTATGGTCAAGGATGCTGCTAAGGCTCTTGGCACATCAGAACAGTTTGTAAGAAAAGGACTGCAGCTTGGGGTCTTTCCCTGGGGGTATGCAGTAAAGACTTCTAGCAAATATACTTATTGGATATCTGCGGAGAAATTTCAAGAAGATACTGGTATTAAGATAGATTTAAGCTGTAAAAAAGGTGGGAGTATTAAGGATTAATATTTATGGAATTATATGAGTTTGAAGAGAAATTAAAAGAGTTTGACGATAGTTATTATGCAATTGAGGAGAGTAATCTGTACCTGGTGTATAAGAAACATGTTGACGGTCCAGAGTTTATTGGGAGCGTGTCAGTGTTTGATGTAGAAGTTTATGATATTGAAGATGTTCTTAGGGATTTAGGTATAGCTTATGTTGAGATTCAACAATGTAGTTCAGATTATAAAAGCTTTTGATAAAGATTTAGAAGTAGTGAGAGTACCAGGTAATGATTTGTACCTATTTGTAAAGACCAACAAACACAAATATTATTTAGGGATTATTAATTTAGATGAGCTTAATGATAAAAAGGATCTAATGCATTATTTAGATTTGATTAAAGTAAAGGAGAGATAAATGGAAAATATGAAGAGAAGTGAGAAGCATAAGCTGTTTAAGGATTGTGGAGTGCCAAGGTATTTGTTATTAGATGAGAAGGGGAAGAGAAAGGAACAGATTACCTGGTCTGTTTTAGCATTTTTGATGTTGTTACTTGCTTTTGTAGGCAGAAGTGAAGCACAAAAGACTTTTGGCCAATTAGCTTTATTTATTATATGTTTGTTTGGAGTGTTTGATAGATGATTAGCTATAAGGAAGCACTTGAGCTTTTGAAGTCAGAGAGCCCTGTTTATTATAAGGATAAGATTAAGAGAAAGATCACAGGTCTTATTTGGAGAAGGGATCATGATTCTTTGTATTCTACTGTAGAGATATTGGACGAATCTAGGAATTGTGTAAGCATAGTTGGTCTTGATGATATTATGACTTGCGAAGAAGAGATAGATAGTATTGATTCAAGCAAGGCTTTGATTAAGGTAAATGAGCTTATAGAGGTCTTACAGAATATGAAGGCGTGTTTGATTTATGAGAATGTAGATAAGGCTAAGGATGTATATAACAAGCTTATGAGAGAAGCCATTAAGTTAGATGAAGAGATTATGGCCATGTCTGATAAGATAGATGATCAAAAGGTTATTGAGATGATAGAAAAGAATAAGAAGGATGAGGAAGCAGGTTTTCCGGAGTTAGATTATGAAACTATAGAAAAGGAAAATGCGGAGCTAGATAGAAGAATAGAAGAGTTTGATGATGAAGATTTCGACTATGAGGAAGAAGAGGAATGAAAAAAGAGAATGAGCTGTTAGAGGACTCATTCTCAGTGTGTTATATCTATATTATACACACAAATAGGTTAATTGCAACAAAATAAGCCTTAAATCAAAGGGAGTTACACGCTCCCTTATCGGGCTTGTAATAGGTATTATCTTTTGGACGGTATTAAAAATAGTTTAGGGAAAGGTGTGTTATGAGAAGATTTGTTAGAGAAAAGAAAATAAAGTGTGGTCAAAATTATATGGAGGTAGATCTCTATTCTCTTACAGAAGACCAGCTTGAGCACAGAAAAGGTAAGAGGAGCAAGAAAAAGAAGGTTTCTCTTCCTAAGCAAGAAAAGATGAATAGTAAGAATGCCAGGAGAAAGTTCATACAGATAGCTGAAACGAACTTTGGCCAAGATGATATTTTCCTAACTACTACCTATAAGCCTATATACCTTCCTAAAGATTATGATGATTCACAAAGAGAAGTAAGAAACTACATTCGTAGGATAAGGGATAAGATGAAATCCTTAGGTATTAAGGAAGAGCTTAAGTATATAGTGGTTACTTCTATGAGAGAAGGTAAGGGAGATGATGAGCCTGTAAGATACCACCATCATTTTCTGATATCTTGTGGGCTTGATAGGGATACACTAGAGGGCCTATGGAGAAGGAAGAGAAATGCGGGAGAGAAGGTAGGAGATCCTATCGGCTATGCAAATTCTAAGAGAATCCAAGAGGATGTAAATACAGGTATTCTAGGTTTGGCCAATTATCTAGCAAGGCATACTACTTATAAAAGAAGATGGTCATGTAGTCAAAATCTAGAGAGACCTTACGAGAGGACCAATGACCATAAGTACTCTAATAAGAAACTCTTACAATATGCATTAGATCCATATGAGATTGATAGATGGGAGAAGATATATAAGGGATACACCATTGCAGATAAGGATAATGGGATAGAAGCAGTCTATAATGATTTCACAGGTTGGTCAATCTATCTTAAGCTTAGAAGAAAATTAAGGCTATGATTATTGAAATGGTCGATTTTCTTTAACTTATCCACAAATTAAAACAAAAAGAATAATTATAAATGTGTATAAACACTTATCCACAAGCCACAAACGTTCAAAAGTTGTAAGCTGGATAGACTTATCCACAAAGGTAAAAGTAAGTCAAATTTCTGCTAATTTTATTCAAAATGAATTTATGTGGGTAAGTCAGTTATCCACAAGCGTGAAAGCCTTGAAAGTTTGTAGGCTAGAAGTATTTATCCACAAGGTTAAAATTAGAGAAAAATGATGTTATAAATATACAAAAATATAGGAGGAAGTATGGAGAAGTTAAGTTTAACAAATCCGGAACTATTTAATGACTTGATATTTGGCGTAGATAATCATATGGACACAGTCATGGGAAAGGTAGTTAGAGGAGATTTCGCATCAGGAGAAGTTACTGTAAAGATTAAGCTTGCCTGTGAGTATGAGGAAGTAAAGGTGCCACGTGCTGGTAATGATTTTGAAATTAAGAAATATAAGAAGCCAGTTATTAAGTATTCTATCAAGTCAAATCTAAAGCAGTCCTTTTCTAATGAAAATAGTGTATTTACTGATAATTATATGGTAGATGCTAGGGATAATTCAGTAATGCTTAAGAGAATGGATGAGAGTCAATTGTCTATGTTAGGAGATATAGATGATTAGTACTTACGAGCTTGAACAGGCCAAGGCACGTCAGAGATATAGGAATAGACAGTCTAATGGGTTTGGTAAGAACTTTGAAAAGTTCGTGGCCATGGGTTGTGATTTCTACAAGAGAGAGGGTTTGGCAGATATTTCCAAGATAGACGAGCCTTTTAGAGTAATTAAGCTTAAGAAGGCTGGGAGATTTGAAGGGCAATTCACTAGGAAGGCAAATCCTGACTTTGAAGGAACAATCAGAGGTGGGAGATCCATATGCTTTGAGTGTAAGTATACGAGCAAGGATAAAATCCTACAGTCGGTGATTACTAAGAAGCAGGCACAGGTTCTTGATAGTAAGTACAGGCTTGGAGGTCTGGTCGGAGTATGCTGTGGCATAGGAGAAAGGTATTTCTACGTTCCGTGGGAAATATGGTCAGATATGGAAGGCATATGGGGCAAGAAGAGTGTTACTGCAAATAATTTAAGGAATTATGAAGTTCCTTTTAGGCAGGGGATTAGGTTCTTGGATAATATTTTTAGGAGTGAGTATTGATATGGCAAAACGGGTTACATTCTATTATGGCATGATGGAAGGTTTGAGTGACTATAAAGAGCATAAGAACAAAGAGGAAGCAGAAGCTTATTTCAGAGCAAATTATAATAAATATTTTCAATTTGATACTGGAATGAAAGGCATCAAGCCTCCTTGCTCTTACGGATATCCTCACAGGAAATATTATTGTATGACTAAATATCGATTTAATAAAAGATTTGGAGATAAATATGACACCACAAATGATTAAAATATTGGCCTACTTTATGGCGGTTTACGCTGTAAATCAAGGCTGCGAGATAGCAGGAATTAAGAAAGCGAAGACGGTTAGTAGTGGAGTATTGATACTTATATGCTTGAGGTTTTTGTTTCTTGTTTACAGGCAGTGGAATTATTTGGGATAAGAGGTAGAAGAGTGAAGAAATTTGAATTAGATAGAAAAGCATACTACTACGCAAAAGTATTACTACCAGGATATATTAAGGATTTGAAAAGAAATATTGAAAATGCAGAGGGAGCTGAAAGAATAAAGCTTTCCGTGGAAAAAAACAGAGTACAAGAAGAGTTTGAGGAAATTTCAGCAAGGTATGATAAGTTGACCAATAAGGAGTAGCATATGAAAGTTTATATGTATGGAATGAAGAATAAGGCTAGAGATGAGAGGAATTATCTGAAGATTGATTATATTAGAGATTTATATCTGGAGGAGATGACCTGCGACTTAAGGGACGAATACTACAATGTATTGTGTTATTCTAAAAAGCTAGAGGAGTTCAAGGAACAGATGTATGGATATGAGTATATAGGGACTAAGGATATTGATGATGAATAGGCAGCAGAGAAGGAGAATAGAAAAGGAGATTTTGAAGGACTTTTCTAGTGGTAATATAAGAAAAACCAAAGAGGAATACGATCAAAGGATGAAGGAGAGAGATTATGAGCTTGTAAATAAGTTCCTAGCAGTCTGTCAGGAGGCCTTGAGGTTAGAGTTTGGTTTTGGCGAGAAAAGGCTTGGCAAGTTTGGGGCTAGAGTTGAGAGTATTCTGGATTGTATAAATTTAGATTATGTTTCTTTTGAAGATTTAGAAAAGGCTAGTGTTAAGGAGTAGTTATGGTTTTGAAGGTTAATTTTAAGAATGGATCTAGTAAGAATTTTAGTATAGATGATTATTATGTAGCAGATAATGACATTTGCCTGTATATGGAAAAGGACGGCAAGCAGGTAGGGATGATTAATCTTTGCGAGGTTAGGTATTATTTCGTGGAGGTGTAAGGATGAATAGATGTAAATATTTAAATGACGAAGGAGAAATAGTTGTAGCAGATTTGTATGGTTTTTTTCAGTTTTCGTCAATTACCCCTCCGTCTTTAATGATAGGAGGAGGTAATGGAGGGGTTACAGCTTATCCGGTTGCAGTGATAGGAGATCGCGGCCAGATAAGTCAGATAAAGATTAATAGGATTAAAGAAGTTTACGAGGTCCAACAATGAAGAAAAAGGTTATAGATTTAAGTCATTTGGATAGTATTGAGGTAGGCAAGAGTGGGAGATACAAGATTAATCTTGTTGATGGATCTTGCGAGTTTATTAGGAAGTCCAGAGCTGTTGATTTCTTTCTAGATGATATAGAAGAGATTGGCATTCAATTTAAGAGAAAGTATAGGGTTAAGTAATGAGTAATTTTATAAAGATAGAGAATTTCTACAATAAAAGAGATTTAATGTTTTTAAATTTAGATATTTATGAAATAACTGAAGTTTTCGTTCGTGGGGATAAATGTACTTTGAGAATTAAAAAGCCATTTGTTTTAGGATTTAAAGTGTTAGAAGTTGAAAATGTTAGTTATAATGAGGAGCTAAAGAAGTTCCTAAATAGCGATAAGGGGATAGTGGTTTATGATAGAGTTTAGAGATTTGGATGGTTCATATTTTAGGGTAAAGAGGAATGGCAAGTGGCAAAATATTTCTTTTTCTGATTTGACTGAGTCTGAAATGTATGAGGTTATTGATAGTAAGGGAATGATGTGGCTTAGAAATATGTGTGTATTTTTGGGTCAGACTATTAGGAAGATAGGAGATGAATTTGATTTAGTTAGGGAGGACAACTTATGAGATATAAGGCTCCATATGAGTTAGTTAAGAAGGACGGAGACCAGGGTTGGGATATTAGGTCCACTAAGGAGAGGTTTTTAAATAAAGGTCAGACTTTTACTTTTCCTACTGGTTTGCATATTGAATTTGATGAAGAAGTTGGAGCTTTGGTTGTGCCTAGGAGTGGTTTATCTAGTAAGGGCATACTTTGTCATTTGGGGCTAGTAGATAGTTCTTATAGAGGAGAGATTGGAGTGAATCTCACTAATTTAGGAGATAATCCTTACAAGATTTATGAAGGAGATAGGATTGGCCAGTTGGTTTTCTTTGATGAGAAGAAGGTTTCTTTAGAAAAAGTGGAGGAGATTAGTTATGACACAGAAAGAGGAAGTAAGGGATTTGGCTCTAGTGGTAGATGATGTGATTGTTAGGCTTAAGTCCATGTCAGTAAAGGAGCTTAAGGAGCAGAAGGAACTTTGGGAGGAGAGGATTTGCAATGATGAGATTGATAGTCCTTGTCAAGTTCCTAGGCTTAAGGTCTTAAGAGCTATTATTAAGGAATTGAATTCGAGGAGATTTTACTGGAGATTTTATTGATGCAAGATTTTTATATGAATTTGGTAAAAGAGAAGCTTAAGAAATATGTATATGCCAAAGATTTTATTGACCATGCCACAAGTCAGGTCGAGGAGTTAAAGTCTAAAAAGGAAAGCAAGATGGTAGCAAGCTATGGTCTTGCTCCTTCTTTTGGTGGTGGTTCTAGTCAAGAGGATAAGATTGTTAATATTAATGCTAAGATAGAAATGCTCGAAAAAAATATTGAAAAGAATAAGGATATTGTTCGTAGTGTTGATTATGGTCTTAAGGGTCTATCTGAAGAAGAAATAGACATTACTTTATCTATATATGGGAAAAAGCAAAGCTGGGATAAGGTGGATGAGCTTAAGGCTAGGTACAACTATTCTAAGTCTAGGCTATATGGCATAGCTAGGTTAGGGCTTGAGCATATTTCTTTTAGGCTTTATGGTGAAGCTTAAAGTGTAGGACTTACTCATTATCGAGTAGGTCTTTTTTTACTTTAAAAATCGATTATATCTATTGAATTATATATAAGTCGGGCGTATAATATAAGTATGAAAGGAGGAAAAGTATAATGGTTTACAAAAATAAAAAGAGCCTTAACGTCAAAGAATTCGAACTCGAAATCAGATTCTTTGGTTTAAGACTCAAAATCAAAATAGTTAGGGGTTAAGCCCCTAGCTTTTGATACCATTATACTAAGAATATTATGAAAATCAAAGTAGATGTATCATGGGAAAAGCCTAGCAAGAAAGAGATTTTAGATTCAATCGCTATGATTGGAGTTATTGGATTGATTATTTATTTGGTAAGGAGATAGTATGGCTGAGAATAAGACAAGCAAGGCACAGTTAGAAGCTAGCAGGAAGTGGGATTTAAAGAATCCTGATGTTAAGAAGAAGTCTAGGAATAAGTCTGGATGTAAGGCTTATATTAGGGATTGGGCTAATGAGGAAGACCTAAGAGAGGTTGAGGAGTGGATTAGGCAAAGAAGAGAGAACCTGTAGGTCTTTTAGTATTATTAAGATTATAGGAAAAATATAGGACTATTTTTATTATAAAGTGTGGTATTATATATAATAAGATGGTCTAGAGAATATTACAAGTAAATATTTTTCTTAAAAGGGGATTGCTTTGCAGTCTCCTTTTTGGTTTAAGTATTTGACCAAGGCTACCACTCCTTATTATATTAGTAACTAACTTTACAAATGCGGCCATTAATTGATTGGTGGCCTTGGTCAAGGATTTAAAGAGGTGATAGTATGCAAAGACCCGATAGGACAGGCCCACATAGGGCACAGTTTGAGCGTAACAAAAAGATAATACTTAAGACACAGAATGTTTGTGGTATATGTGGTAAGCCTGTAGACCTAAGTCTTAAGCCACCTAATCCATTAGCTCCTTGTATAGATCATATAGTACCTGTATCTAAGGGTGGCCATCCTTCAGACATAGAGAACTTGCAGCTAGCTCATTGGACATGTAACAGAACAAAGTCAGATAAGTTGTTTAAAAATAAAGGAAATATGGAACCTAAAGTAATAGGAAATAGAAACTTACCATGGTCGACTGATTGGACTAAATACAAACCAAAGAAATTTAAAGGTTGATGGGGGCATAACCCCCTCCCCGCCTCGGCGAGCGACCTTCAGCCGTCTACTGTACATTTAAAATCTTGCGTGAAAGAAAGGAGTCGAATATGAAAAGAATTTGCAATAAATGTAAGGAAGAAAAGGAATTAAATGCGGATAATTTCCCAAGAAGAAAGAGTGCTAAATTTGGATTTGACTCTATATGTAAAGAATGCAAGAGGGAATACGATAAAAAAAGATATGAAGAAAATAAAGAAAAATTAAAGTCTAAAAGCAAAGAATATTATAGGAAAAATAAAAATAAAAGGATAGAGTATCAAAAAAATTACTATAATGATCATAAAGAATATTATAGAGAAAATGAAAAAGAATGGAGAGATAAAAATCCCATTCAAAGAAGAATAATAAATGGTAAGAATAGGTCTAAAATATGTGATAACAATAATTTAACCAAAGATCAATGGGTTGCTACTATTAACTATTTTGATAATAAATGTGCTTATTGTGGGATGACTATAGATGAGCATAAGAAAAGTTTTAATGAAGTATTAAATCAAGACCACATAATACCGCTAAATAGAGGCGGTAGTTATAGTTTTGGTAATATTGTTCCTTCGTGTAGGAGTTGCAATTCTAAGAAACATGATAAGACATTTGATGAATGGTACAAGGCTAGTGATGTCTATAATCCATTAAGAGAAATAAGGATATATAAATTTATCAAGGAAAGTAAAGATGGAATATGATTTAGAGTTTTTAAGGCGAAAATTGAATAGATTCGAACCTATGGTTAGGAAAAGATATTTATATTATGATTCTAAGTTTAGGGAGAATGATTTTGGTATAACTATTCCCCCAAATATTAGGAGGATGTATAGGTCATCTTTAGGCTGGTGTGCTAAGTCTGTTGATAGTTTAGCGGATAGGCTAGTTTTCAAAGGATTTTCTAATGATTTATTTAGTTTGAATGAAATATTTAACCTGAATAATCCAGATATATTTTTTGATTCGGCAATTCTATCTGCTCTTATTTCTTCTTGTTGTTTTGTTTATATATCAATAGGGAAAGAAGGATATCCAAGATTGCAGATAATTGAGGGAAGCGAAGCTACTGGAGTTATAGATCCTATTACTGGGCTATTGAAAGTCGGATATGCAGTTCTTAATAAGACGGATAATGGAAGTCCAAAGACTGAAGTTATATTTTTACCAGATAGGACGGAATATTATTTGGAAGGTAAACTTTATTCTAGTGTGAATAATCCTGCTGGCGTCCCTTTACTAGTTCCTATTATTTATCGTCCAGACGCTGTTAGACCTTTTGGTAGAAGTAGAATAACAAGATCTTGTATGTATTTCCAAGCTCACGCAAAAAGAACCTTAGAGAGGGCAGATATAACAGCAGAATTTTATTCTTTTCCACAAAAATATGTAGTAGGAATAAGTCAAGATGCAGAACCTTTTGATACTTGGAAGGCAACAGTATCATCTATGTTACAATTTACCAAAGATGAAGATGGTGATAGTCCTAAGCTTGGGCAATTTTCTCAACAATCTATGAGTCCATTTACTGAACAACTAAGGACCTTGGCATCAGGATTTGCAGGAGAAACAGGTTTAACCTTGGATGATTTGGGATTTATAACTGATAATCCATCATCAGCCGAGGCAATAAAGGCAAGTCATGAAACTTTAAGAATTACTGCAAGAAAGGCTCAAAGGTGTTTCGGGTCTGGATTTTTAAATGTTGGATATGTGGCAAGGTGTTTGGCAGATGAATATCCTTACTTAAGAAACCAATTTTATGAAATAAAGCCTAGCTGGTATCCAGTATTTGAACCAGATGTAACAACACTTTCAGGAATTGGAGATGCATCAATTAAAATTAATCAAGCCATACCAGGATTTTTTGGAAAAGATAATCTTTCAGATCTTACTGGTTTTGATGCAAGTAAAGAACCACCAGTAGTAGAGGATATCAATGAACAGTGATGAAATTAGGGATATTGTTCCTGGTATCTATGAGAAAATAGAAAAAACCTTTAAACTAAAAACTAAAGAATCTAAGATAATCAAGGAGAAGTTAAAAGCTCTTAAAGATAAAAGAGCAACCTTTCAAGATGCAAACGAACTTGCTATTGAATTAGGAGATATTTTAGCTAGTGCATTTAGTTCAAATATCAGTGCTGAAGATTTGCCAGATGGAAAGATGTACTACAATATAGCCAAAAGATTAATAGAGCCTAATATGATAAGAAATCATGATTTAGTATCTGAATATTCAAAGGAAGTTCAAAGCATATTAAATAAACAAGCTAATATATCAATACAAGCACAAAAAGCAGACTTAAATGGAGATAGGATTGATAAGTTAGTAAATAAGATTAGTGAATATGATTCCTTTGAACAAGGTAAGTGGCTACTAAATGAACCAGTAATAAACTTCACCCAAGCTGTGGTTGATGGAACTATTAAAAAGAACGCTAATCTACATTATAAAAGTGGACTAAACCCTAAAATCATCAGAAAAGAACATGGTAATTGCTGTGATTGGTGTAAAGAAATAGTTGGAACATATTCTTATCCAGACGTACCAGAAGATATTTATAAAAGACATAGATATTGTAAGTGCACAGTTGATTATTATCCTGGAGATGGAAAAAAGCAGGATGTGTGGTCTAAAAAGTGGAAAGATGTAGAAAAAGATGATAAAATTAAAGAAAGAAAAGCTATTGCTGCTAAGTCATCTTCTATAGAAATTACTAAAAGAGTCAGAAATGGTGAATTAAATTTAAAATTAAATAAAGATCACTTCGAGAAACACCATGAAGGAAATAGAAGATTTGAAGATTATTATAGATCTAGGATTAAAAAGGGATATGGACTTCAAAGTATCTTAATGATTGATTATGATGAAGCTCAAAGGTTAATTTATGATAATTATGGAAAAGGCATAGTTACTGTTACAAAGGCAGGAAAAGCTAGAAGTGAAGAAGAATTTAATTTTCATAAAGCAATTGGATATTATGTATATGATGGAAAAAAGTATCCTACAACAAAGGGTAGAATAATTTATTCCAAAAAAGGTAGTCATATTATACCAATAAAAGGAGAATATTTTGATTGATTTCGAGAAAGCACAATGGGCTGACAATATAATTGTAATATTAAAAAATGGAGAGAAATTCCAAGGTTCAGGTGCAGGAATTTTAATGGCTGAAGATTTTGATGATTCTGAGTACCAGTATGATACTTTTTATGTCAATAATAGTGTAAAATCGATAGCTTTAAAAATTGAAGATATAGAGGACATAGAAATTATTAAAGCTTGATTTAATTAGTAAAGTGGTGAAAGAAGATGAATAAATCATTATCAGATAAAGAAATTAATATTGGTAATTAATAAAGCACAGCTAAACTTACAGGTGTAAGATTTTAGAGGTGCTTTTTTAGTACAAAAAAGGAGTAAAAATGGATAGTTATAAATTCCAAAAAACGTGTAAAGAATGGCTAATTAAGTATTACAAGGAAATTTTTGAAACAAGTTTAGACATTGAAGACATATTTGTTGTTTGGTCTTGTAAGACATTACAAAACAACAAGATTTTAATTTCTACAACTGCTTTAGACGGGATATATGTAGAGTGTACCTACAACGGGGATAAACAAGAAACATATTTTGATATCTATAAAAAGCAAGTGAATATTGCAGTTGGTAGCGGAGAATTATTCGGATAATTATATGTTATAAATTGACCTAAGTATGTCGTTAAACTGCTATTTTTCTTTATAATTTTGAAAGGGGTTTGTATTGAATAAATTAGGTAAGCAGACTCCTACCCAAAAAATAAGTCAAGGATATAAGAAATCTGATTTTAAAAAATGCGTAGAACTTTATGAAAGATCTAAGAGAAAAACCATGGAGTGGCAAATATTATTGTTGAAAGATATCTTAGCCATAAATAAAGATGGGTTATGGACCCATACTAAGTGTGGTTATTCTTTGCCAAGAAGAAATGGTAAGTCTGAAATTTTAGTTATGAGAGAGCTTTATGCTCTATTAAATGGGGAAGTTGTAAATCATACTGCTCACAGGACTAATACTTCTCATGCTTCTTGGGAGAAGCTATGCAGGGTTTTAGATGATGCAAATATTGAATATGAATCATTGAGAGCTACAGGCAGAGAACGTGTGGAGATTCCAGAGACTGGTGGAAGGGTGGAGTTTAGAACTAGGACTTCTACTGGTGGACTAGGAGAAGGCTTTGACCTTTTAATAATTGATGAGGCACAAGAATATACAGACGATCAAGAATCTGCTCTCAAATATACGGTAACATCTTCAAAAAATCCTCAAACTATAATGTGTGGAACTCCACCTACACCTATATCTTCAGGTATGGTTTTTGTTAATTTTAGAAAACAATGTTTAATTTCTAAGCCTGATAATGCTTATTGGGTTGAATGGTCTGTACCTGAAATGTCAGATATGCACGATAGTAAGTTATGGTACGAAACTAACCCATCTTTGGGAACTATCTTTACAGAAAGATCCATTGAAGATGAGATAGGCTCGGATGAAACAGATTTCAATATACAAAGATTAGGACTGTGGATTTCGTACAACCAGAAGTCAGCGATTACAGAAAAAGAATGGGAGAAATTGAAATTAAAGTCTTTACCTATCCTTACTGGAGATATGCATGTTGGAATAAAGTATGGAAATGATGGAACTAATGTATCTTTGGCTGTAGCTTGTAAGACTTTATCAAATATGGTTTTTGTTGAAGCTATAGATTGTCAGAATGTAAGGAATGGCGATAATTGGATAATAGATTTTTTAGTAAAAGCCAAGCCTAAATCCGTTGTAATAGATGGTGCAAGTAGGCAATTTATCTTACAAGATGAATTAAAAAAGGCTAAGATTAAAAATATTATTTTGCCTACTGTAAAAGAGATTATAAATGCCAATTCTCTATGGGAGCAAGGTATCTTTGATAAGACTATAGGTCATATGGACCAACCGTCTTTAAGTCAAGTTGTAACTAATTGTGAGAAGAGAAATATTGGTTCATCTGGCGGTTTTGGATATAGAAGTCAATTTGATGATATGGATATAAGCCTGATGGATGCGTGCTTGCTTGCCCATTGGGCGGTAAAGGAAATAAAGTCTACTAACAAGCAGAAAATTATATATTGATTATTAAAGTGATTGTATACTTCTATGTTACAGTCACTTTTTTAATATAAAATTACCGGACACGGGGAAATGGAGTGTAAGATATGAGCGAATTTAAAGTAATTGAAAGTCAAGAAGAGTTTGATGCAATTATCAAACCGAGATTAGAAAGAGCTATAAAAAAGGCTAAAGAAGAAGCAAAGGCAGAATTTGAAGAATCTATAAATAGCCTAAAAAGTGAAAATGCTAATCTTAAAAACGAAGTGGCAGGATACAAAGAAAGCTTGGAAGAAGTTAAGGGCAAGGATGAAACTATTAAGGGGCTTAATGAAAAGATCTCAGCTTTTGAAAGGGCAGAAGTTAAAAGAAATATAGCCTTAGAATATGGCCTACCTTTTAAACTTGCAGATAAGATTTCTGGAGATGATGAGGATTCTATGAAAAAAGATGCTGAAGTTATGGCCAAATATTTTTCAGAATCTAAAAAATCTTATGAGCCACCACTAAAGTCTTATGAAGATAAGGTAGATGATAAAGACCAAGCTTTGAAAAATCTTCTTGATGGTCTTGATATGGAAGGAGAATAAATATGGTATTAAGCAGAGGAAACTTGTTCCCAGAAATTATTGTAAATGATTTGATAAGTAAGGTTAAAGGCAGATCATCTTTAGCAGTTTTGTCTCAACAAACTCCAATTTCTTTTAATGGAAATAAGGAATTTGTTTTTTCAATGGATCAAGAAGTAGACATAGTTGCTGAAGGTGGAAAGAAAAGTGAAGGTGGAGCTAGTGTTGATGATGTTATCATGATGCCATTGAAAATAGAATATGGTGCGAGAGTAAGTGATGAATTTATATATGGGTCTGAAGAATATAGGTTAAATATTTTAAAGTCCTTTAATGATGGATATTCTAAAAAAGTTGCTAAAGGTTTAGACCTTATGGCTTTTCACGGAATAAATCCAAGAACAGGTCAAGCATCTACAATAATTGGAGATAATTGTTTTGATAAAAAAGTTACTCAAACAGTTGTATTTAATGAAAAAAATCCAGATGATAATATGGAGAGTGCTGTCGGTTTAATTAGAGGTTCTGAAGGAGATGTAACAGGAGCTGCTTTTGATTCTGCGTTTGCAACTTCTATGGCAAAACAAACAGTAGATGGTCAACCAAATTCACCAAGATTATTCCCAGAACTAAGATGGGGAGCAAACCCAGGTTCTGTTAATGGATTAAAGGTTGATGTAAATGCTACTGTTGGAAAAGGTACAAAAGATAAGGCTATTGTTGGTGATTTCTCTAATATGTTTAAGTGGGGATATGCTAAGCAAATTCCTTTTGAAGTAATTCAATATGGTGATCCAGATAACTCTGGAAAAGATTTGAAAGGATATAACCAAGTGTATCTAAGATGTGAAACTTACTTAGGTTGGGGAATATTAGATTCTAACCACTTTGCGATTATAAAAGAAGGAGAAGCGTCATAATGTTTGAATATATAAATACAAAAACAGGGGCTAGAATATCTAGCCCTGATGTTTTATCAGGAGAAAACTGGGAGCTATACGAAGGTATAAAAGCTACTGATCGTGAGCCTATAGAACCTACAGACAATAATAACAATATTGGTAATACAGAAGTAGAAGAATCCGTATTAGCTCCAAGTGAAATAACTAAAAAAGAAATTATAGCAGAATTAGAAGCATTAGGGGTTGAATATGACCCAAAAGCAAAAAAGGACGATTTATATAAGCTAATGATGGGAGAATAAGATGGAATATTGTTCTGTAGACGATGTGATATCTCTATGGCGACCATTAAAGATTGATGAAGTAGATAGAGTTAAGAGTCTGATACCTGTTATTGAAAATACTCTTCGAGTTGAAGCTGATAGGGTTGGCAAGGATATAGATAAGCTTGCTGATGAAAGTGAAGCCTATAGAACAGTTTTAAAATCTGTAATAGTTGATGTAGTAGCAAGGACTTTGATGACATCTACAGACCAAGAACCTATGACTCAATATTCTGAATCTGCTCTTGGTTATTCTTACTCGGGTTCTTTTCTTGTACCTGGTGGAGGACTTTTTATTAAAAGAAATGAACTTTCTAGGCTTGGACTTAGGAGACAAAGATATGGAGTGATAGATTATTATGAAGATAAAGGGAATTACTGTGGAGTTGATCCAGAAGATTGTTACTGGTGAAGATCCTTTTGGTGGACCGATATATACTGATAAACCTATATTAGTTGAAAATGTTCTAATAGCTCCAGCATCTTCAGATGACATTATTAATTCTCAAAACCTGTATGGGAAAAAAGCAGTTTATATGCTTGGAATACCTAAAGGAGATACTAATGTTTGGGAAGGTAATGAAGTTAAGTTTTTTAATCAAACTTTTAGGGTTTTCGGCAAGGTTACCCAAGGAATAGAAGAAATGATGCCCTTAGCTTGGAATAAAAAAGTCATGGTGGAGGTGCTAGAATGAGTAAGGTTAAATTTGATTTAAATAGTAAAGGTGTAAACCAACTATTGAAATCTTCCGAAGTGCAAAGTGCCTTAAGTTCAATCGCTGATAATATACAGGCGAAAGCTGGAGTCGGATATGAAAAGGACACATACGTAGGTAAAAACAGAGCTAACTCTATGGTCTATGCTGATAGCATTAAAGCCAAAGTAGATAACTCTAAAAACAATACCCTACTTAAGGCGGCAAGGTCTATTAAAATATGATTGAAATAAAAGTAAGAGAATTTTTAATTAAGAAACTAAATGTAGATGTCTTTTTAGAATACCCAACGGACAAGAATTTAGATGACTTTATTCTAATAGAAAAAGTCGGGTCGAGTAGGGAAAATAGACTAGATAGTGCTACTATTGCTATCCAGTCATATGGACAAGACATGTATAAGGCAGCTACTTTAAATGAAAGGGTCAAACAAGCAATGGAAGACTTGGCCAATGATAGAAAAATAGGATCTGTAAGGTTAAATTCTGATTATAACTTTACAGATATTGAGATGAAAAGGTATAGGTATCAAGCGGTATTTGATATCTATTATTACAATTAGGAGGATATTATGGCTGATGTAAATAATGTATCTTATGGTAAACCTCTAATAGCTAGTGCTATAGCTGTTGGACCACTTGGAGCTAGTCTACCTACAGATGCAACTACAAAACTAGATACTAAGTTTAAAACTTTAGGTTATATTTCAACTCAAATAGTCCAGAGTCTGAAAAGATTAAAGCCTGGGGAGGAGATACAGTACTTGTAACTCAAACTGAAAAACCAGATACTCATAAATTTACCCTAATAGAGGTATTAAATGTAGATGTAGTTAAGCTAGTTTATGGAGATGAAAATGTATCTGGAACTCTTAAAACAGGTATTACAATTAAAGCAAATGCTAAGCCAATGAAAGCAAAGTGTTTTGTAATAGAAACACTTCTAAATAACGCCATAAAAAGGGTTGTTATACCTAATGGAGTTGTCAGTGATGTAGGAGATATTGTTTATAAAGATGATGAAGCGGTAGGCTATGAGACTACAATTGATTGTTTACCAGATAAGGATGGAAATACTCACTATGAATATATTAAAGGTGTAGAAAGCACTGTTGAGGAATCATAATGGCTAAAAAAAAGAATATAAGAAATTTTAAAAATAAAATTATAAAAGGAACTACAAAATCGGGTTTTAATTATCAAATTGATCCCGACATTTTTTTTGATATGGAATTTTGGGAAAAGATGGCAGAAACTGACGACAATCCATTTTTATTGCCAAAGGTAATAAGTACAGCACTTGGGAAAGAACAAAAAGAAAACTTATATAACTTCTGCAGAGATAAAAGCGGAAAAGTTCCAATTAATAAAGTTGTAGGAGTTATAAAAGAGATTTTTGAAAATGATCAAGTAAAAAACTCCTTATCCTTGCCGAGATTTTAAAATCCTATGAAGATGAGCTAATATGCGATTTTGCTCAATACTATAATATATATGATTATAAGATCCTGGATATTGATAATCTCAGGGTCTTAGTTTTTGGGCTTCCAAAAGATTCTAGGCTAATCAAGAAAATAACAGGCCAAAATGCAAACCTAGATACTGTGCTTTTAGCTGGAATATTAGATAGATTAAGCATTGTCCTATATAGCATATCTTCTAAAAAAACAAAGAAACCAGAATTGATTACTGATAGGTTAATAGAAACTAAGGAAATCAAAAAAGGTGGAATATTTAAGTCTGGCAAGGACTATGAAAAAAGGAAAAAAGAACTTCTAAAAGCGATAGGAGGTGGAAATGGCAAATAGTGGAATAAACCTAGGCAAAGCCTATGTTCAGATAATGCCTTCTGCTAGAGGAATAACTGGTTCTATATCTAGACTACTTGGAGGAGAGGCAAAAAGTGCTGGAACTTCAGCAGGTTTAGGGTTTGGCGGAAACCTTGTATCTGTCGCAAGCAAAGTAATAGCTGCAGCAGGAATAGGAAAGGTATTTGCATCATCAATACGTGCTGGTGGGGAATTAGAACAGTCCATAGGTGGTATTGAAACATTATTTAAAGATAGTGCTGATATTGTAAAAGGATATGCAAAAAACGCCTATAGAGATGCTCAAATATCTGCAAACGAATATATGGAACAAGCAACTAGCTTTTCTGCCTCTTTATTACAATCCCTAGGAGGAGATACTAAAAAAGCTTCACAAACTGCTGATATGGCAATAAAAGATATGGCAGATAACTCTGCTAAAATGGGAACTAACATAAGCTCCATTCAAGATGCTTATCAGGGATTTGCTAAGAAGAATTACACCATGCTCGATAACCTTAAATTAGGCTATGGAGGAACAAAAACTGAGATGGAACGTCTTTTGGCAGATGCTGAAAGGCTTACTGGTATCAAATATGATATAAATAATCTTGATGATGTATTTAATGCAATCCATATTATTCAAGGAGAACTTGGGATAGCTGGAGTTGCAGCTCAAGAGGCTAAGGAAACTTTGGAAGGTTCATTTAATGCAATGAAAAGTGCCTATAAAGATTTCCTAGGAAACTTAGCTCTTGGAGAAAGTATCAAAGAACCTCTAACTAATTTAATAACAACGGCAGGAACTTTCCTTTTTGGGAATTTAATTCCTATGGTGATTAATATAGGAAAGGCACTACCAGGAGCTTTAGTTCAAGCTTTATCTTTAGCAGGGCCTATGATGGTTGCTGAAGGCAAAAAGTTAATGGCTAGCTTAGGAATAGGGCTTTCCGATTCCAGCCCATTAAATGGCATAGGAGATAAACTAAAGGCTAATCTAATGCCTGTATTTGAATCACTTAAAACAAGCCTTAGTTTCTTACCTGACCTATTTAAAAGTGTTTCAGATAGTGTTATGGGAGTTGTAGAAATCATTGCGGATGGACTTACTAGGTTAGATTTTTCAGGAATAGCGAGTCTAGCAAGTGCAATAATTCCTGCAATTACTAATGCCTTTCAAACATTTTCCAGTATTGTCAGTCCAGCTATCCAATTAGTTGTAGATAGCTTTGTAAATCTATGGAATAAGATTCAACCTGTACTTACAATAGTTGCCCAAGCTCTAATGCCTGTATTTCAAATACTAGCTTCATTTTTAGGTGGAGTATTTAAGGGAATCATGATTGCAGTAAGTGGTACTTTTGATATTTTAGCAGGAGTTATAAGTTTTCTAACACCAATATTCCAAGTTCTTGTAAATCTAGTTGAATTTTTCTCACCAGCCTTATCTATGTTAGCTGAATGGGTAGGTGTTGCAATAGGAATGTTTGCTAACTTTGGTAGCTCTGGTGATAGCCTAAAGAATATTCTAAAATCTGCTTGGGAAAATATTGGTAAGGCAATAGATTTTGCAAAAAACATAATTCATGGATCTATATCTGTAATAACAAGTATTTTCAGCAACCTAAAATCTGTGGGAAGCAGTTTGAAAAACTCGCTACAAAATGCTTGGAGCTTAATTACCAATGCTGTTTCTTCTTCTACATCTTCAATTAGTGGATTTGTAGGAAAGATAAAAGATGTATTCAACTCTTTAAAAAATATAAACTTATTTGATGCAGGTAGAGCAATACTTCAAGGATTTCTTAATGGACTTAAATCAGTATGGGGAGCAGTTCAGGACTTTGTAGGTGGAATTGCTGGCTGGATAAAAGATCATAAAGGGCCTATTTCTTATGATAAAAAACTATTAATACCAGCAGGTACTGCTATAATGGATGGTCTTGATAGAGGACTATCTGATGAATTTAAAGAAGTCAAAAAGACTGTTACAAGTATGGCATCAGATATATATGAAGGTTTTAATATAGATCCTAAACCTGTAAATCTTCTAGCTAAGGGTTTAAATGTTGATGATGACTACTTAAATAAGTCGATATCTACTAACTTAGATATAAATACGCTAAGTAGCGTAGAGAATAAGGATAGTAAACTAGATAATATGCTAAGTGAAATACTTAGACTACTCCAGCTATTAGTAGATAAAGATGATGATGTTTATATAGATGGAGAAAGAGTGTCTTCTATTCTTTCAAATAAAATTGAGGAATATAGGAAAAGAAAAGAGCTATACGAAAATAGGAGAGGAGGAATATTGTTAGATGTATGAGGTTATAGTTGATGGCCAATCCCTAAAAGATTTGATATTCGTAACTGATGTAGAAAGGACTATGGGGCCTTTTGTGAAAAATAGGATAGTAACCATACATGCTTATATCCTCCATGATATCCTCGCAACGGTTGATGTTTTAAATAAGATATTGACTGGAGAAATACAGGAATTTATTTTCACTGACCAACCAGATAGATTTTGGAAAGGGAAGGTAAAAGAGGATATTAAGGTTTCAAGCTCCTATGAAAGGACTAAAATTGATATTGAAATTGAAATACCAGATGGGGTTTCTCATGCTATCAAGCCTAAGGAACTTTCTTTTACTGGCAGAACAAGCTTAATATTAGAAAATGAGGGGTCGGATTATGCATATCCGACTTTTGATTTTAAGCTCAAAGAAGATACTTATATGGTTTCGGCTCTTAGTAAAGATAAAGTTTTTCAACTTGGAGAACCTCTTGAAGCAAGTCCTATGAAACAGGTCAGGATACAAAAAGAGGGTTTGGTTGATGGATATGAAACTAGGAGGTCTTGGGTAGAGATTGATTCCAGTTTTAATAAGTTAAGTCCTACAAATTATGATGCAAGTAAAATCCATGCCAGGTGGCACAGTTCCGGTGATTTGGTTCAAAGAAATAAGGCTATGCCTGCCCCAAGTAATGGAAAAATAAAGGTGGGTAAGTGGGCTACCCATTGGCAAACTGGAGAAAGGATAGGTAATTGGGTTAAGGGATTGTCTTTTCCTGTGGCTGAAACAAAAACAGTTAGACAATCAAAATCCACAAAGGCCTATTTATTAACTAATAGAGGAGTATATATAGGCTGGCTTTTGGAACAAGATATAGATGCTCCTACAACTAAGGGCTTTGCTTGTAATAATGGTAACGCCCATGATATGTTGGCAACTTTTGGAGCAGGCCAAAGTGGTTGGCATGGTCCTTGCAAGTCTTATCCAATAAATTTAGATTGCACTGACTTTGAATTAGATGTTTACTTAAATTATTTTGTTGGGCCTGCAAATCAATTCGGGGCAATGTATATAGGTGTTTACGCAGGAGATACTCCTATAATGGCAGCTAGTTTTTCTACTCACTACACCAACAGAAAGACATCTATTTACTATGATGTTTATGATAGGTGTTATGGTCAAATTAATTCTGATCTTGCTTCAAGTTTTTGGGGAAAAATCACAATGAAAAAACATGGAGAAAAATTTTCTTTTTCTACCTTTAATGATATGAGCAAGAAATCTTATACCAAAGACTATAATCTAACAAATAAAGAACTTAAACCAACCCATATTCTTGTTTGGGCAGGTAAGTATGGATCTAATCCACAATTATCAGAATTGTCTTTTGTAAGCCTTAAATTTACAGGCCTGGATGGGAAACTTTGGACAGATAAGGATGTAACGAATGTGCCTGATCCAAGATATAAATTTAGTGCTGGAGATGTAGTAAGGCTTGAAATGGAAACCAACAAGGCTTATGTAAATGGGATAGAAACACTCAGTCCAATTTCTTATGGGTCAGATACTGTAAAATTAAAGCCTGGTCAAAATGAAATTATGTTTGATATTTCTTCAGATGTTATTCCGGATATTGATGTTTTTTATAGGGAGAGGTTTAAATGATATTTTTTACAAACAGGTTATATGAAACACTTGCCGTGGCAAGTCCTGATACCCACAAGGGCCTTGTGCTTTTAGATGACGAATTAAATCAAACAATAAAGACAGGAACTGCAATTTATACAGCAAAAATTGCCAAAAATAATATTAGTGTAGAAAAAATTGAAGCAGGCTCTTTTGTATTTGTCCCTAATTTTAATAATAAAATAATTCCCCTCGAAGTTATGGAAGTTGAAGAGTCAAGGTCTTATAAAAAAATAATTGCTGAAGATGCAGGTCTTGAACTTTTAAATTCTGATGTTGGCGACCATAAGATGAAGGGGACCTTAAGAGAACATATTATGGCCACTATCGGAAATGACTCTGATTGGGTGATTGGTATAGATGAAATTGGGGATTCAAGAAATTTAACTTTGGAATATACTGGAGTATCTAACCAAACAAAAAGAATTGTCCAAATAGCAGGAAGATTTGGGGCTGAAATTTCCTATGATTTTAAATTTGATGGTAATGAAATTAAGGAAAAAAGAATTAATTTTGTTAAGGAAAGAGGAAAAGATACAGCGAGACGTCTTGAAATTGGAAAAGAGCTTAAGGATGTAAAAAGAAATGTCTCTATCGCAAATTTAAGGACGGCTGTCCTTGGTATTGGAAAACCCTGTAAGGAGAATATAAAAACTAAAAAAACTGTTAAAAAGACAGTAAAGGTAAATGACTCTTCTAGCACTATAAAACAGACTAACGGAAAACTAGATGCCTTTATAGGATGGTTTCAGGCTAGGAAAGGAAAAGTATCCTATTCTATGTATAGTAGAATGGGTCCTAATTCTTACGATTGTTCTTCTGCTGTGCATTTTGCAGCAAAACACGCAGGCCTTTTGCCATCAAATCATTATATAGGATCTACAGAAACTCTTTTTGCTATGAAGGGAAAATATCTTGATGAGATATCAAGGTCTGAGATTAAATATGGAGATATCTTTGTTGCAGGAAGGCAAGGGGCCTCTGGTGGGGCTGCTGGCCATACTGGAGCAGTATTAGATAAAAATAGGATAATTCATTGTACTTATAGCAAAAATGGAATTGCTATAACTTCTATAAATGGATATACTGGTGGACCCCCTGTTAGATTTTTTAGGTGGAGAAATTCTGGAGCTGGGACTGTTAGTGTAAGTAATGCAAAATATTGGACAAATAATAATATTGCCTACCATGATTTAGGCTGGACTTTAAATGGACTAAATGCTGGCCAACTTAACAACTGGATAAGGGCAACTAGTCCATCAAGTCCCTTTAATGGTCAAGGCAATGTATTTATGGAAGCCCAAAAACAATCGGGGCTTGATGCAAGATATATACTCGCCCATGCTGCCCTTGAATCTGGATGGGGTAGGTCTAATATAGCAAAAAGATATAATAATTATTTTGGAATCGGGGCATTTGATAATGATCCAAATAATGCCAAAAATTTTTCTAATTCTGGTTTAGCATCTGGAATTATAAATGGGGCAAAATGGATAGCAAAAAATTATTATAATTCCTCATATAAGCAAACCACTCTTTATAAGATGAGAAATAATAATGGAGTCCACCAATACGCAACTGATCCAAATTGGCACAATAAAATAGCTAATATTATGAAGGGGTCTGAGAGGTATACAAGACCCGCTGCCCCATCAGAAAATAAAACTAAGGAAGTCCTTGAAACTGTTACAGAAAATAAAGAAGTTGAAAAGGAAACTAACCTAAAAGGATATAAGTATGATGATGGTAGATATTTTGTAGATAAGGACGGTAGGGTTTGTGATAGGGAAGCTAATGCCATTTGGTCAAAGCCAAACACTAAGGGCAGATACTTATCAAGAGTCTATGAATCCGAGGCTACAAGTCAAAAGACACTCTTTGATGAATGTTTAAATCAATTAAAGAAAAATAACCAACCAGAAGTATCTTATGATGTGAATCCTGATAAAATCCCCAAAGATATTGATATTGGAGATAGGGTTAGAATAATTGATCATGATTATTCTCCTGCTTTATATTTGGAAGCAAGGCTTGTGGATGTAACTACATCATCTACAAATGATTATATAGATCGAGCAGTCTTTGCAAATTTTGTACCCAAAACAAGTGGGATCGCTGAAAGGCTTTTAAATTTACAAGCAAATGTACAAGATTTTAAATATTCTTTTGAAAATCAACCTTATGTAATGAGCCTTGAATCATCTTCAGGAAATGTTTTTAAAGATGATATAGTTGATACAAATTTAATTGCAAAACTAACAAAAGCAGGGATTGATCAATCGGCAAATGTGGATGGATATATTTGGGAAAGAATTTCTAAATATCCTGATAAACTTGTTGTAAAAGATGAAGAATGGAACGAAAATCATAAGGATTTAAATGAACATTTTATTGAACTTAGTAGAAGTGATATTGAATTAGAAGCAACTTTTGTTTGCTCGGCTATGCTAGATAACTTGGCAGTTGCAACTGCATCCTATACAATTAAAAATTTATCTATAGGAATATATAAACAAAAAGAAGAACCTGATAGAAAGCTTTTAATGTGGGGAGATATATGGCAATGGGAAGAAGGAGAAACAAAGTTTAAAAGAATCTGGAAGGGGGACAGGTGGGAAGATACTGTTACCAAAAGAGACCTAGAACTTTTAGAATTAACTCCTGGTCCTCCAGGTCAAGATGGAAAAGACGGAATGCCAGGAAAACCTGGGGCTGATGGAAAAACTTCTTATATGCACTTTGCCTATGCAGATAGTCAAGATGGAGTTGTTGGATTTACTCTAACAGCAACAAGTGGCAAAAAATATATAGGATTTTATACAGACTTTGTAAAAGAAGATTCTAAAGATCCCACAAAAT